TAAGAATATTTCTTCTTATATAATCAACTGAAAAATACTTTCCAACATAAGGTTCTGCAATTGCAAGAACATTCAATCTATTTTGGATTAATTCTGCTTCCTTTAATTCTGCAAAGTGATTATCGTATACAAAATCAAATTGAATATGATCGGATAATACTTTCCAATCCTCTGGTGTTACAATGTTTTTAAGAATAAGTTGAGTCTTCAACATATCCATAAAGAGATGTGAAAATCTCTTTCTCATTCTGCCTACAAACTTGGTGAACTTAATTTCATCTCTTAAAATTTCAGATGAACGACCAAGATTAAATCCACCATTACCACTTAAACGAGATTCGGGAACACCAAGAGCTCTATAAAGTTTCTTTTGAAAGTATTCAACATCAGCGAGTTCTCCTAAATTTTGACCGCCAGGAAGAGTAGAAATTTCAGTTCCTCTACCACCTTCACGGCGAGGTAACCAGAAGTCTTCTAACATCGCCATCATTTTTTTGTCATCACGAATCTCACCAGTATTTGCATCGTAAACAAGTTTATTACGATAACGAGTCATTACATCACGAAGATATTGTTCTGCCTTAATTTTTGGAAGATTGCCTACATCAATATAAAAAATTCTTCTTTCTGGTGCGCGAGATAGACGATAGATAACTAAAGAATCTTCAATCATACGAAGTTGATTAAGAGCCTTGATTGCTTTATGTAGATATGATAAGATAACCTGTTTATTTCTATCTACTAATCCAGAATGCACATATGTGATTGCATCTTTTGATATTCTTGCTGCACCACCAACTGCATTTTTAAAACTACTAGTAGTTTGACCAGCCCCACCTCCTCTAGTGTTTGGATCATATTCATAAAACTCCTCAACTTCAGGGGTCGTCATATTTTTTATCCCTATCTTCCCATCAGCAATTGAAAAAGATGGATTTAAAACATGTTTACCATCTTTTTTAATTTTTCTAACTAACTTGATTTTTGTAGGATCAATATATCTTAATTCTTTTATTCCATCTTGTGGTTTTTCTAAATCAATAACTTTATGATAATAAATTCTACCATCAACATACCAGTTTCTTAAAATTTCATGACATCTTTTATCAAAATCTAAAATTTCTTTAATGTATTTAAATTCTTCTCTAATAATAGATTTTAGTCTATCTGATGCTGGGACATTTTGTAGATCAATCTGAACAGGAGAATCGTTTTGATCCGAAACAATAGCTTCATTAATAATATCTTCAATAGCACTGTCCACTTCTGGATGAATAGCCATTTCACGATATCTTTTGATTAAATCAAATTCAGATTTATAAACTCCTTCAATATCAACGTATTGTCCATAAAATCCACTAGACACATAAAAGTCCGAAGAATCTTCTTGATTCTCCGGAACAGGAGAAACGATGGATTTTTTTGATCCATCGTTTTCTGAATCTTGGATTTTAAAACCAAATAATTTAGGCATTATTCAAATATTTAACTTTATTTCCTACTATTTATGGGAATTGTTTATGCTGTTGCCCCTGTTGTTACCTCTGCGTCAGTATTAAGTTGAGTATTACCACTGGAATCAAGAGCGTCCCACCATTGTACTTGTAGATCTACTGTAAATTCTTCAATTGAATCAGCAGAATCATAAGAAAGATCAATAGCACTTACTGATGTTGGAAAAACGCCATAGAATTTATACGCCTTTAAAACTGGAATCTGGTCGTTTGGTTTTGTTATAGTTGGACTTGTAACATCTGAACCAGCGGAAGAAACAGAAGCTCTACCAAACTGTTTTACAATAGCATTTCTTTGATACTGAGATGGATTAATTAATCCAGAAGCATCATCATGCTTATTGATAGCATTCATCCATTTTTCAAATGTGGTTCTAAGAGAAAAATCAACATCATTGATTATAGTAATTGTCCAAACATCAAATGTTCTATCTCCAGCAATCTTAAGATTTCTGCCTCTGAAAGGAACTTCAATAACTCCAACGGTTGAGGCAGGAAGATTTGCAGCTTTGATCATAAATCTAGATAACAAAGATACATCGCTTGCGCCAGAGGTTTGTGATTGATTTGTGGATCCTGTTGAGAAGGTTGGAAAAGCTAACTCACACTCAAATAGATTTGGTCTAGCCGCGCCCCCAATCAATTTAGATTTAAAGTCTTCTAAAGTTCTAGAACTGAAAGTTGGTGTATTTGAAAATGACATTTTTGTGTACCTCGTTAGGGATTGATATTTTAATTAAAAATTAAACGGTTCCAACGACCTCTTCAAAGCTAACACCAGTTCTATTAGCTACGAAGGTGAGACCGATAAAGTTGATTGACCTTGCTGGTTTTACAAAAATATCAGCCCTAAATTGGTTAGAGTCAATAACATCAGGAGTGTTATTTGATTCATCACATACAACAAGAAAATCCGTAATACCTCTCTTAGCTTTTACATCACGAAGATATGGTTCAACAATATTTACAAAATTAGATCTTGTAATTACATCATTAAATTCAAAGAGTTGAGCTCTTGCAGCTCTTGAAATTGTATCTTCAATTGTCAAGAATAAACGACGAACGTTGATTCTATCAAACGCTGATGAATATGATAGAGCAGTTTTATCACCAAAGAGAATAATTCCTGCACCCGGAGAAAATACAACTGGATTAATTCTCTTAGGATAAAGAAGATCTCTTTGAGCTTGAGATGGGTTATATGACAATTTAATTGCACTATTAATTGTTCCTCTAGATGACCCTGCTGGAGAGAACCATGGGAAACTATTAATTGACGTTCTTGCCAACAATCCAGCAATATCTCCATTTAATGGTACATATCTAAATTCATTATTAAAACGATCAAACGTATATTTGTATCCACTATCAAGTATAGCATAGGAAGAGGATTGTATTGCATTATAATAGTTAATTATATTTTCTGTTTGTAAATCTGAATTTGTTAAATTGACAACTGATGATCTATGAGGAGATAAAGTTGCAATACAATCTTTACGGGATTCGCAAATTGAAATTAATTTATTTGCTTTTGCTTGAGATTCAAATATTGTTGCCCCTCCACTTGGACCACCAATAAGGAAATTCACAGAATATTCAGCAGGATTTGATAAAATTTCATATGAAGAAAAAACATTTCCAAGAGTTGCAGAAAATCCATTATTATTACCATAATTTGCCCCACTGGCGAGCGGATAAGTTTTGGCACCAAGCAGTCCAAATACTACCGATGAAGCATTTTGTCCCCATGAAATACTTCCGCCAGTTTGTGGAGTATAACCAGTCAGTGATGTAAATTTTGGAGCAAGTAATGTATCACTAGATCCTGCAAAAATATAAGAAGAATTATTTGCAAGGTAATTCTTATAATAAATTCCTTCAAATGGTGAGGTTTTTCCATCTAAAGATTTTGACAGTCCAATCCATTTTTCAAGTATATTTCCAGACACTCCAGTTAATGATCCAGCATCATCAACAACAACTACATGAAGTTCATCATTTTTTCCAGTTCTTTCTGTGGCATACTGAGAAGTTCCTGGTTTTGGAGCAATAGATTTCCAATAAACTGTTGAATTTGAAAGACCTAGGGTTTGTTGATCATACCAATCTACAGCACTATTAAAGTTTATATCTGGCTGCAACCCTTCACCAAATCCAAGTGTTCCATCAGCTGCGCTTCTTGTATATGTTACCACTAATGTACTAGATGCTACTGATACTTGAGCTCCAGTTGCTAAAGTAATAGTATCAGTACCTATTCCAGTAACTCTTGCTTTAAACGAACCATTAAGAGATTGAATTAGATCTCCCGCAATTATGTTTGTGGGTATTGGAAGAGATCCAGTATTAATAACAGTAGAACCAACACCAACTGTACAAGTGTCAGTTAGTCTTGCCTTTTCTAAAGACGAAGCGGTTCCAACACTATTAAAAGCTTGAATATAAGAACTATTAGTTATAACAAATTTGCTTATTGGATCAATTCCATATTGCACTTCTGTAGGCACGGATCCAGTTACTATATCAACAATATTTAAAATCTTAACATCAACACTTTGTACATTTACTTTTGTGATAATGCTCTTTACGTGACCATAAAAAGTTCCAATGCTTCCACTTGATGTTGCATAGGATGTAACAAATCCGCAAGTCATAGCAAAACCAACAGATAATCCAAAAGTTCCAATGGCAATTCTTTGATCAGCAGCACCATCAATACTGCAAATTTTTAGTCCATTTGCCCAATCGCCTGGTTCTCTTGCTGCATAAATCCAATCTGTTGATGAAGCATAATTATTTGAATAATCTTCTGCTGACTTTATCTTTAAGGTAAGTGGAGAAGATACTGGTGCATGTGCATTAACAAGTGAATTGTCATCTGATCTTATTACTCTTAAAGTTCCACCATATGAAAGATATGATGAAGCAGTTAACCAATATTCGTACTGCGAGTCTTTATTGTTTGGTTTTCCAAATGTATTGAGTAAATCCTGTTCTGTTTCAATTAAAACGGGAACATTAATTGGACCCTTAGCGAAGGGACCGGCAATAGCTCCGACTTGATCATTAGCAGGATCAATTCTTCCGACAGTTAGGTCTACTTCCCTAACCTTGATGCCTGGAGATACTAGATTAAGCGACATGTCTTTCCCTCTGTAGAAGTTCAACTTGACTACAAATATTTATTATTTGCTAACTTTATATTGGGGAAACCGCCAATGAACAATTTACCAGTCAGGATATTTCCAGTTATTACTTGAATTATTTTTAATTCTACTCTTCTTTATTCTTTCTATAGTGCATATTTTACATTCATAAGAATAAGCTGATGGTATGTCACCTCTACCTTTTCTCGTTAAATAAAATCCATCTAGTAAGTCTTTTATCTGACCACACACACGACATTTTCTTTCAGTTAAAAATAAATGTTCTAATTCAAATTGATCTTCAATATCCATCATCTATAATCCCACATGTAAGCTTTGTCACCATACTCATCAATATGCCAACGATCTCCATGTTCATCTACAAAACTTTCTCCTCCGTCTAATCCATCGGATATAAATCCAAAAGGAGCCATGTCTTGTTCAATTTGGTTTCTTTGTTCTTCATATAATCTCTTACGAACATCATTATCTGTCATTTCTTTGAAGTATGGTTGTGCAATTAACCATGCAAAAATTACCAGACACATTGCAAGATCATCATTACAACCATCTTCAGCTTCAAATGAGTTTGATTTTTGGATAAATGTAGTCAGTTCACTAATAGTATCGTAATCTTTGATGTCTAATTTATCTCCCTCAATAAGTGTTTTAAGATTCATACATCCAATCTTTTTGACATTCTTAGACATCTTAACACCCATCTGAGATTTTTTCCCAGAAAATCCTTGTCCAACTAGTTGACCTGCACGACCTCTCATTGTACACATAAGAACATTATCATACTCCAAATCCATATGGAGTA